GTTTCCAGGATCAGGAAACCGTTGAGGCAGAGGAAGAGTTCCGCGCTTCTAACCGTGGTCCTGCTCCCCAGGTGACTTCTACTCCTGGTGACTTCAATGCAGATGACATCCTTCCATCTAATTCTTCTAGCGATGATGACGATGATGCACTTGCATACTTCTCCAAACTTGCCGAGGAGTGAAGTCCGATTACATTATAGATCGAGTTTCTAAATCCGATGCCGCAGAGTTACTTCTGCGGTATCATTATTTGAAAGATCTATCAAAAGGTTTCAAATCAGGATACAACTACGGTCTATACAAAAACAATGAGTTTTGTCCTCTAAATATTGGAGGTATTCAGGGAGTCTGTATCTTTACAGGTCTCCCTGTTCCTGAAGTTGCACAAGGTGCGTTTGGACTAGAACGAAATGAGCAAGAAGGATTATTTGAACTTTCGAGACTCTGCATCCACCCCGACACTCAGCAAGAAGAGTACAACATTACTTCTTGGTTTGTTAGTAGGGCGATTAAGCAACTTAGAAAAGACACGAAAGTCAGAGCGATTATTTCGTATGCTGACAGTGACTTTCATGGTGGCACAATCTATCGCGCTTGTAACTTTAGGTATTGTGGTCTCACAGAATCTAGAAAAGACTTCTACTTTGCAGACGGCACCAAGCATTCAAGAGGCAAAATGAAAGGTGCTGAGGGAGAGTGGAGATACCGTTCCCGCAAGCACCGTTATGTTATGGTTTTTGATAAGAGTTTAGATCTCTTATGGACCGAGTAACCGAGTGTTCTCAGTAGCAATTAATTTATCATCAATATACTGGGAACTCTCTTTATAATTCATTATTTGACGTATCTCATTTAGATATTGCATGAGATAAGATGGTTTCATTACAAAGATCTCTCGTTTATCTTCATTGAGATCTGTTTCATATTCAAAGTTTGATATACCAACAGTGATTGCAGCGTTAGGAACTGTGCCAGAAGCATTGTTCGTCACTGGTATAGTTTCAAACGCCCCAATGGCAGTATATGGATTAGTAGATAGTGGTGCAGGAATAGTAAATGTTTCATCCACTCTCAGTCCAGCAGGTAAAATTAATCTTCCTCTAGAGTCTCTTACTTCAATGGTTTCTCTATGATGCACTTTGTTTATATTTTCTAAACCATACTTATTAACAACATATTCATAGAGATTTGCATTATCCAAAGGCCATTCATCTTTGATATTGGTTATGTTTGCTGTTAGGATAACGATCCAATCATAATCTGGTCTACCATACATACGTTCGGCAACACCATCAGGACGTTGCTTTTCTTCAATTACATACTTTTCATATAAAGTAACTTGATCTTGAACAGAGTCTGCAATTTTAACTCTACGAAAAAGATTTTTAATCGCCACATATTCTTGAGACGATATCTTATGAAGAAGATTTGATTGATATAATACGTCTGGTAGTTCTCTAAAGTAAGGCATTAGTATCCAACTCCCTCTTCTGGTGGAATAGCATCGTAATCTTCCTGGTAAATTGGACTTACCTCCTTATACATACACGTCACTTGAATGTGTGTAGGAGTTCCATCCCAATACGTTGAGTATGCTCCAGCACCATTGTAATTAACTGAAAGTTCACTCAATACCCCAACCTTAAACTGGTTTAAGAACGGGTGCTTCTTCATACCAGAGTAATACTGGAAGTGGAAATGGGATGGTGAGTTGATGAAAACTGCCTGCCTTCCGTTTTTGGGAACAACCGCTCTTTTCAAAACTCTAATAATACCCTTCACCTCATCCGCTTCAGTTTTACTTCTGGGCAAGAAGTCAAAGGTGAATGGGAAAGATCTCAATGCAACGCCACTAAACAAAAGTTCTAAATTTGATTGTAATATCTGACCACTTGCCCTAGTAATCATGGACATTGGATTTACATTAGCACCAAGTTGATTGATTGCATACCCAGAGAGTGCCTGTGCTATAACTTTTTCTTCTCTTCCACCTACATCCAAACCACCACCTTTTAACATATCTAAAGCTTGAGCACCAACATCTCCCAATGATCCAGGATTTGATATTGCCTTTTCGGCAAGTTCTAATCCAAGTGCTTGAAGAGGATTTAAGGTATCTTCTGCATATGAAACTGCTAAAGAGTCACTTACCGATTGTGGTATCGGTAAGTAGATATATTTCATATCTTTTTTTAGATCTTCTCCATTCGTTCCACTCATATTTTCAAATCTATCATGCATCTGCGTCATAGCCGTTGCCTCTGTATAGACATTGGCATTGACGGGAGATCCATCAGCATATTTTACATTATCAACTCGTCTTGGTAATTCAAAAGCATCAAATGTTTTCATTTTAGGTCTTCTTTCAAAAACCCTAACCAACAAATAATCTTGATTATTTCCTATCGCTTGTATTGGATATTGATATGAATTTTTTATTGCTTCTTTAGTCGCATTTGACTGACTTTCAGTCGATCTACTCCTATTCAACCACTTACTTGCATCAAGTCCCAGATCAAGGCTGTCACCAAAACCTGCCTGATTTGCTGCTTCTGATATGTTAGTTAAATTAAAAGGAGCCATTACAGACTAATTTTTTAAGTATTTAGACGCTTATTCATAAGTGACAACCTTAGCACATCATTTACTTCAGAACGGAAGATCTCATACACATCAGTTCCTACTTCATTCCAGGTATATTGTCTTGGTTCTCTCCAGTGAGCACTGAATCCACGGAATCCCCACTGGAATACATCTGTAACTGCTATGAAAGGATTCTGATCGTATGTGATATTGGGTGTTTTGGCATTATAAACAAAGAGATATAATTTTCCAGGTTCAACAGATCTTGCAGGAGAAGCAGTTAGCACACCCATAACTTCAAGCATTCTATCATCAGGGTCTTTCAATCCTGTCATTTCATTGACAATGGAGCGAAGTCTGTTTACGTTAGAATCTGTATCTGTTGGTCTCTTTGCCATTACTTGATACCAAGTTCTTTTTCGGTCATGACTTTGAACTCCCACATCCGATCAGCACAATAATCTTCTGCTGCTTTCCACTTCGCCTGATTTTTGGCATATTCAAATGCCTCATTCAGGTATTTTTTTGTCTGCCTTTTTGGTTTAGGTGGAGGAACACACTGTCTCATTGGTTTAATTTCAATCAGGGATGATCTAGTTTTACCACTTACATCCTTATATTTGATAAAGAAGTCTGGAAAATAACGATGAACTTTATTATCAATGGGTGAACGATATGGAATACAGAACTCTTCTGACTGCCACTCCAAAACGTTTGGATTGTTATCACAGTAGACCATAAACTTGCGTTCCCAGAGAGAACGATATATGATATTGGTAGGATCTCCCTTATATTTCTTCGGGTAAGATGGTTTGTATTTTCCCTTATATGACATCTAAATAACTAAACAATCACCTAAGAGTATTTAGAGTGCCTAGACCATTTCCGAAAAAGATATCACAGATAAAACCAACATTATCTAATCTATCTCTAACCTCTCAGTATGCTGTGGAGTTTGGTGGATTATCTGGCAATCTCAGAAGACATTTAAAGTTGAGAGGTGTCGATCAAAGATATTATGAAGGTGATATGGGATTGCTTTGTTCTAGCGCACAACTACCAGGAAGTGCTCATGCTACTACAACAGTAACTGGAAACTTTCAAGGTCTAACAGAAACATTTGCACACACCAGAACTTTTACGCAAATGGATCTTGGATTCTATGTTGATAACAATTATAGGGTTTTAAAGTTCCTTGAACACTGGACTGAATTTATCTCCGATGGATCTAGAAGTGGACCTGATCAAGCAGATAATTTAGATCCAAATTATTATTTTAGAATGCACTATCCCACAGAGTATAAGTGCGATCAAACTAGAGTTATAAAATTTGAAAGGAACTATCTGAGATACATTGAATATAATTTCTATGGTTTGTTCCCAATATCCGTGACCTCAATGCCAGTTTCTTATGAGGGATCACAACTTCTGAAAGTAAATGCATCTTTTAAGTATGATAGATATGTTTCTGGACAATCAAGATCTATTAACAAGTTCCGAAGAGATGATAACAATCTAGATCAAGCGCCATCAGGAACTGGACCTGGTAAAAATGATACTACATCAAGAGTTGTCTATGAAGGACTAGGTTATTCAGATGCATTTAATCCAAACTCTGATCTAGGAAGAGCATTGTCTGAAATTACTTCAGACTTTGCGTATGGATTTGGTAGGGAAGCTGGTAATCCAACTGCTAGAGAAATCTCTCAGGGTAGAAAGATCTAATAACCCCACTAAATAATTTTACTGATGTGCATGAATCGTAATGCCTTTACCAAAAAT